ATTATGACAGAAGATCACTCAAGCGACATCGCCGAGTCGTTAACAAATTCGGTGGCAACAAACATATCAGTGTCCGAGCTTGCCGCTCGACGCTTAGGTGCTAGCCAAGCATCCGAACCAACGGAGGCAGTCGAACAGACTGAAGAAGTTGTCGAGGAAGCGGAAGTTGCATCAGATGAATTGGAAGAAACAGAGGAAATTGTAGAGGAATCAGACGAGAGTTCTGAAACCGAAGCAGAGTCTGAAGTGCCTTCTGAAGACGTTCTTTCACAGATTGACCTCGATGAAATGTCGGAGGACGACCTTAGCGAGCTTGGTAAGAAGCTTGGCAGTAAAGCTGTTGAACGGTTTGGGAAACTAACCGCACAACGCAAAGCTGCTGAAGAAGAATTACAAAAGCTACGTTCAAGCATAGAAGCAAATTCTGCCAATCCACTTAAAGGAAATCAGCCAATTAAAAATAATCCCTATGGTAACATTGATACCCTAGAAGGAATTAAAAATAAAGCTGACGAAATAAATGGGATTGTAGAGTGGGCTGAAGATGTATTGTTCAATGCTGATGGTTATGGTCCCGACGACGTAGTAACTGAAGTTGAAGGCAAGGAATTAACCAAGGCTGATATACGCAAGAGCTTGCTCAATGCACGTAAAAGCCGCGATAAGTTCCTTCCCGCACAACTAAATGTTTTGCAAGCCAGAGAGCAAGGCTATCAACTCAAAGGTGCTTTTGAACAAAAAGCACAAGAAGAATTGTCCTGGCTACAAGGTGAAGACAATGATACTCGTAGGCAATTTGAAGCTATGGTAAATGATCCACGCTTTGCCGAACTAGAGGGTGCAGTTGCACCTGAAATTTCAGCACAGCTTTCATATATCATGGCTCACGCTGCTAACAGTTTGTATGGTCGCAAGCCAGTTACAGGATCTAAGCAATCCGCTCGATTGAATCCACCAAAGCAACCAACTGGTGCAGGTGCTCAATCAGAACGGAAGGTAGATTCTAGGGTCAAGAAAGTAAACGAATATAAAAATCAATTCAGTAAAACAGGCAGCAAGAGTGATTTTGTAACTCTCAGAACCCTACAATTACAAAACCGATAAATTAATATACAATGTCATTTACAAATACATTTGATACTACAAATACAGGGTCGGCTGTTTCTAACCGCGAAGACTTGACTGATGTCTTGACTATCCTCGCTCCAGAAGAAACTCCAATCCTCTCGTCCGCCGATAAGAAAAAAGCTTCCTCAACATTCGTTGAATGGACAGTTGACAGTCTTGCGGCTCCTAGCACTTCTGGTATTTCCGAAGGTGCTGATGTCACAGCTTTCACTGACCAGTTCGCTGGCCGTGCAAAGCTTGGTAACCGCGTTCAAAAGTTCCGCCGTGACTACATGGTATCCGATATGCAAGAAGCTGTCGATTCCGTAGGTCCTGCTAAGATTGCCCAGGCTGAAGCTAAAGCTATCCGTGAGCTAAAGCGCGACATTGAAGCAACTCTTGCTTCTGCTAACACTCAAGCTACTGAAAACGGTGCTGGCACAGCCAACGCTCTTGGTGGTCTTGGTGATTGGATTCAAAATGCTGCTGGTTCTGCTAATGTTCCTGCTGCGTTCCAAACACCTGCCGCAAGTATTGTTGATGCTGGTGCTACTCTTAGCGAGAGCGAGTTCAACGGCCTAATCACTTCTATCTTCGGAGTTACTGGTTCAACCAATAATCTTATGCTTATTGCTGACACCACTCTTCGTTCAGACATCAGTGACTTCGCTCGCACAACTGCTTCTGCTACAGACAATGTTCGCTCTGTGAACTACGACGGTAACAGCGGTGAAATCAAGCTATCCGTTGATCTCTATCAAAGTGATCATGGTATCGTATCCATCGTTAACGGTAACCCAGACTGTATGCCAACTCAAGGCGGCACAGCAGGCATGATGGGCTACTTGGTTAACCCTGAGTACTATGGTGTCCACGAACTCATCCCAATGGGAAGCACACGTCTTCCTAATCTTGGTGGTGGCGAACGTGGTTTCGTTGATTGCGCTTTGACCCTCGGTGTATACCACCCTGGTGCTCACGGTAAGATCGTTGATCCTTCATAATTAACCAAGGAGATATAATACTATGGCTAAATTAACCGTAAATGAAGCAAGTGGTGATTTCACTCACGTACTTGTTCTATCCGCTCAAGACATCGTTAACGCAAGCACTAATCAAACTGTCTGGGGACAAATCCCAGCCGGTGGTGCAGTTGACGTTGCCTTCGCTGTTGAGTCTGTAGCTCTTGTTGGAGCTTCTGACATCACCCTTGAAGTTGGTACTGGAACTGACGACGACACACTTATCGATAGCTTCGACATCGACGCTAACGCGGGTGCTACTGCATACAACACTGGAACAGACTTCATTCAAGCTAATGGAGACACAACAGTTAAAGCAGGAGCTTCTCCTGTTGCTGGTTCTGGTGGTGCTGCTGCAACCAATCTTATCTACAAGTTTGGTGGTACAGTTGCTAACCTTACTGCTGGTGAAGTTATCATTGGTGTTCGTGTATTCGACCCAATCCGCTTCTCTGCAAGCTAATTAAATACTGGTTGGGGGGGCGCAAGCCCCCCTGCCTTTTTAATATGGATATTATCATTCCCAACATCAAGAAATACTCCGATGGAGAAATTGATCGAGCCTTTATGAAGGAGATCAAAACTGGTTTTAATCTGGAAAAACAGACTGAACAAAAGAGAGTTGCACAAGCAGCAAAAGAAGCAAAAGAACTAAGAGGAAAGACCCACCCGGTATTAGGTAAGCCAGTTGCTACTATGCCCGCGAGAGAGTTCTTCCGTCTTACAAAGAAGTATGGTCAAGAGACTGTGCATTCTAAAGAATTTTTAAAATACTACAACAAAAAGTTTCCTGAACTAAGCCCCAACAAAATATAATGCAGGACAGAACATATAGCGATTTATTATTTCTTATACAATCTTTAGTTGGTGGGGGCAACCTAACGACAGAAGAACAGGGATCAATAGATAGTTTTATTAACCGCAGGGCGCATGAAGCATTTCAGACTAGCCAAACTTGGCCTCGGTTTTTAGTAGGTTCAGAAAAACGTAATATTATCTCATATGTTCTTTCAGGGGCAACTGGAAATGTTTCTGGCGCTAATGGAAACTATAGATTTATAGGTCTTAACGATGGGGACATAGGAACAGCTGGAACTAAGGTTTACGAAGACTCAAATCCAGCCGCTCCTGTAAATTTAATATACAAAAATAGCAGTAATGCTTGGATAGTAACCTATGCTGCTGCGTTTTCAATAAATTCCGATGGAACAATAGATATTACTGACGCTGGAGCAACTCAATTTACAGAAGCAGATTCTATAAAAAAAGACAGAGTTGAGGATGTAGAAACTTGGACACCTAGTCAAACCTCAGAAGCTTTATTAGTTGCTGCCAAAAATCTTATTCCTTATGCGGAAACAAATAAAACTAATATTGGAGAGTTTTTAAAGGTTTATCGCAAAAAAGCATTTCTCAATGACTCAAGCCTAGAGTATGATTTCTTTGTAGATTTTGACGGTGCTAATATTCTTAATGTTGCAAACACAACTGATAATGCAGCTTTTGTTACTTACAAGAAAGAACTACCTCAGTATACAATCACTAGCACTGATATACCCGGTGAATGGTTTTTCTTTATGGCTCACGGGGCTTATGCTGACTTCCTTCGCATGGAAGGAAAGGTTGAGCAGAGCATGGCCGAAGAAGGTGTAGCTCAAGGTTATCTAGCGCAAGAGCTAGAAAAAGTAGACAATATGTCTAACAATAATGTTTTTAGAAGGTTCTCAACTCATGGGACTAGACAATCAAGGTAAAATATAATTATGGCAAGTTCAAGAAATAACGCACTGGAGTTTAGCTCCGTAGGTTCTATAGTTATCAATGCAGCCGACGGTGCAACCGCCGGTTCTTTTGGTGCTATTCAGTTTCTGAAGGATTCAACTCTTTCAGGTCTGACTGCTACTAATGTTACTAATTCTGCCGATCTCCTTACAACTCTAGGGGCAGGCACAATTATCTATGGTAACTTTACTAGCGTTACCATTAGCGGTGGCTTAGTGCAACTACACAAGGTCTAGTATGCACATTAGCCTTGATTCAGCCCTGGGTCGCCAGCGTCGGCTGAACTCAGTGGGCGAGAGCGTCCTGCAGATTGCTCCTAGTGCTTCGGCGGCATACAGCCTCCGTAGTCTCACTGGCGGTGATCCCAGGGTTGTGCGTGTGCGTCGGGACACAAGTGGTGGCGCGGGAGATGATGATGAGCAAGACTTTACTGTTTCTGGTATATCTTCTGGTGCTTTAGTTAACTTTGTTGGTTCAGGCAATGATGGCTATGTAGATACTTGGTATGACCAGTCAGGTAACGGCAGAGATGCAATACAACCAACTGCTACAAGTCAACCTAAGATTGTTAACGATGGTTCTTTATTGGCTGATGGTCTGACATTTAATGGAAGTCAGTCATTCGCTATGCCTTCTAGTATTATTTCTAATATAAATTCTGTTTCGTGTTTTCTTGTATGCAAAGGGAGAAGTGGATTTAATTACGCTACTGCATTGTCAATTTCTAACGCAACGAACATAAAACTTTCCTTAGCAACCGATACATTTGGTTCATTTTACAATTCATACGGATCTTCGTTTACAAGCCTCGGTACTCCTGATGACGCAAAACATTTAATTTCCCTAGTAGTGGGGGATTCAGGTGCTGAATCATTCAAAGATAGTACTTTAAAGGGAACACTTGCTACTGCATCTGGCTATACGGCGTCAGCGTTTATTGGAAGCGACCCAAATTTAGGGACTTTTTGGGCATCGCAGATTGATGAAGTAATTATCTATGACTCCAACCAAAGCGCAAATCGAGTAGCCCTTGAAACTAACATTCAAACCGCATATCCAACCCTACCATAATGCTTTATTTAATATACGCAAGCAAAGAAGCCGCCATTGAACGAGCCGACGAAGAAGGCAAGGAAATTGGCTATAGCTATTGGATCAATGGAATAGGCACACGTTGGCTTACCTACCCTGCTGAAACTGCTGATCATATGTGGGCATTGGACGTAACTGACTACGATCTGGACGAGTCCGAGGAATCATCGACAGTTGACCACTACGTACCCCTATCCCTACCCGACAAACACACCCCTACCTGACCCTGAGGACTAAACGCTATGCAAGATATTATCTACAGATCAACAATCGGAACAGGAGGCTTTATAGCTACCATTGAGCTATCTCCCGTGAACGAACTGCTTGGTTTCTGCGTGGGTCTATCGACCTTCATCTATATGGCTGCATCCGCCATCAAGGTAATCAAAGAACTACTAAAGAAATAATGACACCAGAACTACTAGCAATGCTTGGAGGAGGGATCAGTGGCTTCGTAATGAAGCTCATTGGGACACAGATGGAGAGCCAGGCTCGCCAGTTTGAGCGCATGATTACGTCCCAGCAAGCGGCAGATGCTTCGGCAGATGCAGCGGCTAAACGTAATGGTGGTGTGTTGGTTCGTAGGTTCCTAGTAGTATCCACCGTCTTTGCCATTGTAATAGCCCCATTCGTCTTTGCGTGGACTGACGTAGGGGTAACCATAGGTAGAGAGACAAACGGCTTTCTAGGGCTATTCAAGAGCCTGCAATGGGACACTGTGCAGGGCTTTGTTATTTTACCAGAAATTAGGCAAACTGCCCTAGCCATCGTAGGCTTCTACTTTGGTTCATCACAAATTAAATGAATGAAGTTTTACAAATCATCGCATCTCTCTGGCCTATCGGTATTGGCGTTATTACGCTCATCATCGTGCTAGCCAGAATGCACTACAACATCGAAGCTCTTACAGAGAAAGTAAAAGTCCTGTTCGATTTTCACAACAAAAGAAACAAATAATATTATGCCACAAGGAAAAGGAACATACGGAAGTAAGGTAGGTCGTCCATCTAAAGCTGCTAAGGCTAAGGGAGTAAAGAAAAAAGCTATAAAAAGGAAGGGTAAATAATATGTTCATGCCAGCAAATCCATCAGATCCAAATGCAGAATTTACTAGACGCAATAATACAGAATGGGTAAAACGAAAAATTATCAAACAAGATGGCACTAAAGGGTATTGCTCAGATCATAGGCAAGAGACTGATCCATCTTGTTGGCAAAAAAAGAGTTCTCGGCCGATAGGTGAACGCAGATCATACAATCCTGGTCGTAGGTTTGCAGGAGGAGCACCTCGGGTGGGAAATATGCACCGACCACACAGCTTCACTATTGGGCGTTTTTAACCATGAACAGAAAAATACTCAGCGTCGCAAGAAAACTTGAGCAAGCATCTAAGGCTCACGCTGGGCAAGCAAAAGTTCTACGCAAAATTGTAAAATCTAAAATGTCTAAAAAGAAATAAAGATAATTAATATGTATACTAGAAAACCAATAAATAAAGGTAAATCAGGAAAAGGTTCCTGTGGAGAAAGAAAAGGTTGCGGCTGTAAAGACAAAGGATAATGCCAAAGAAAGCAAAGAGTGGAGGTAAGATATGCCCGGAAGGTAAAGCCTGGGCTAGACGTACGTTTGACACGTATCCGTCCGCCTATGCGAATATGGCTGCATCCAAGTATTGCAAGAATCCTAACTATGCAAAGAAATCCAAGGGTGGTAAACGTAAAAGAAAGTAATGGCTCAGTTAGAACAATGGAGAAAACAGAACTGGGTAAGGATTGGAACTGATGGATCTATCAAAGGACCTTGCGGAACGTCGAAGGATAAGAAAAACCCTGACCGTTGCCTCCCTAAAAGAAAGGCTCTCAGTCTTACGAAATCGGAGAGAGCAAGCACAGCTAGAAAAAAGAAAGCAGCAGGAGCCAAAGGAAAAACAGTCGTAGCAAATACACCCAGAGCAAAGGTAAGAACTAAATGAGGAAGGAACACAAAAGTAAAAAGGGAGGACTCACGGCGGCTGGTCGTGCTCACTTCAAGCGCAAGACTGGTGCTAACCTCAAGCCCCCTGTTACTGAATCTAATCCAAAAGGCAAGAAGCTAGCTAGAAAGAAATCATTTTGTGCCAGGATGTCTGGCGTTAAGGGTCCAATGAAGGACGAGAAGGGAAGACCAACACGCAAGGCACTTGCATTGAAGCGTTGGAAATGTTAATTTATAAATAACTATGGCTAGTACAACTGTAAACTTTAATTTAAAAACCGCTGGTTACGCTAACTACGCTAATCAGACGTTAACCTTTACCCTTCTTAGTGCGGGTGCTGAGGCATCCTCTGGAACTCAAGACTATGTTGTCTTACCTGGGACTGTAACAGCAACAAGTGATGCTAATGGTGACGGGAGTGTAAGTCTATTCAGGAATGGTAAATCTGGCATTGATAGTGTTTATGAGGTAGTTTTTCCAAATAGAGAACGAGCTAAATTTATTATACCTGCAGGAAGTTCTACGATAGAACTTGCTACACTTATAGTAGATAACGTGCCGAGTGGGTCTTCTACACAACAAAGTTCTGTTTATGATAAAGCTATTCAAAGAGCTAACCATACTGGAACGCAGACCATAAGCACTATATCTGATGCCGGAACAATAGCTTCCCAAAACTCTAATGCAGTTAACATTGATGGTGGGGCTATTGATGGAGCCGTGATTGGTGCTAACTCCGCAGCTGCTGGAACATTTGCTGCCCTAACATCTGCTGCCCTAACATCTACCTCAATAAGTGTATCAGATGGAGATATTACTAATGTTGGTAACATTAACTGTGACACAATTTCTTCTGATGATGCCTCAACTGGGCTAAATGTTGTTTTTGATGGAACTGACACTGGGGATAACAAAATTACTCTTACGGACAATCTTGCTAATGCTTTAGATATTACTGAGTCTACAAATAGTTATTTAAAGTTTACCACCACTAACAGCGGAGAAAAGGTAGTAATTAGCAAAGACTTAGACATATCTGGTACAACTACGGCTGCTGCTGTTACTGGAACTACTATTACTGCTAGCACTAAGTTTGCGGGAGCCATTGATGGAACAGTTGGTGCTACTACCCCTGCTGCCGTTACAGGAACTAATGTATTAGCTACTACGACGTTAGGCTATAAGGCTGGTAGTGGTGGAACTGTTACTCAAGGAACAAGCAAAACTACTGCCGTTACCCTTAATAAAATAAACGGTGAAATTGTAATGAATGCCGAAGCGTTGGCGGATGATGCTACTGCTGCATTTACATTGACTAACAGCACAATAGCTGCAACAGATGTTGTTATTGTTAATGTTGCTAGTGGTGTTGCGGTAGCTGGATCATATCAAGTTACTGTAGGAGCCGTAGCTGCAGGTAGCTGTAGCATAAGTGTTTTAAATGTAAGCGGAGCTTCTAGGACCGACACTATTAAACTTAACTTTGCAGTAATTAAAGCAGTCGCATCATAATGGCAGTATATCACAGAACTCAAAGGCTTCAAATCTACGGAAATAAACCCGAGGTTGAACAACTATTTGGCAATCGTTACCGAATGACCGTTCGTTGCATAGCCAAGAATGATACTGAGGCTTGGTACGACAAAAACAAAGATCAGATATTTGCCAACTTTGGAACATTGTATGATGCTGAAATGTCTATTGACGGCATTCCTTCTCGCACCGGGGAGGCTTATAGCAATATGGCTCTAGTTAAGAACGAGGCATCTTATACGCAAACGGGGGAGTATGTTATTTTATTTACATATGAAACTCTTACAGACCAATTCGTACAAAACGTAGCCGACAAGGTAGACTTTGAGATTAATGGTTTAATGCGTATTACTAGATCGGTCGTAGCATTGAATGGATCAGAATATTCTAAAGAAGTTGGTACTGGTTCATCCATAACAAGCGTGGGTCATGGAGCATCAACAGACCAACCAGTAACTCTTTACTTGTCTCGCGCCCTAGAAACTTCCAAAAGAGATTACGAGGTTGGTTACGTAGAAGTAGTTGAAACCTGGCTTCAGGCAGGAATCCTTAACAGGGGAACTGTGGACATGGATGATGGTTCATTGCAACAACGGGTTACTAGTTACTTGGCAGTCGAGCCAACAGCTCTTGGCATTGTTACTAGAAGAGACACAGGATCATTTGAGGGTTTATCCACTTTTACCGTTACTGAAATTTTAGATTCAACTGGCTCTGCTTTATCATCAACTGAACCAAATTTAGTAAAAACAACATCAAGCATTTCAAGTTTTTCTGTACCTGGCCTTGTTAGTCTAAGAGAAAACGCAAACACAGAATTTACTACGGAGACCGATGGCACTATTCTGGGAAATAATTATATTAATTTTTCTTTTGATCTAAGGGGTCCAATTGACGTTTCTTGTCCTACTCAAACACTAGAGTATTTGCAAACCGAAAAAGAAATACAAAGTGCTGATTACAGGTTAGGTAGTGCAACTGGTCTGTGGAGTCCAGGAAGCTGGGCTAGTTCTAGAATTACCGGAATTGATAAAAAAAATAAACCGTTCAGCGTATCAAAGGCATATAGAGGGTACAGAGCACCAGAAAATTTAATAAGGTTTGAGGAAGACCCTGTGACTGGAAGTAAATTTGCTTCAGGATTAGAGCGATATATCTCGTCTCCTCGATCATTAAGTAATGCTAGTTCAACTGGGAGGAGAATGACTGTTTTTATAGATGGTTATCAAATGGCTAATAAAATTCCACCAATCATTGAAATAGGGGGAGGTCCAGAAAACCCTGTAGGAAAAAAATATGTAACCAACATTACAATTCAACCAGATTTTAAAGATATAGATGGAGTCGTATATTATAGGAAAACAGTAACGGTTAAAGATGTAAAGGGAGATGCTGTAGATGACGCTTCTAGTGGGGATTCGACGGACAATAAGCTAGCCAGTTATACCGCTGATGCCGTAACTGCAGTTAGCAATATTACTGGAGGAAGCACAACAGCCCGGACGTTAGAACTAGACGCAAGTTTATATTCTGAAGAAGATGATTACTACCAAGGGGCATTGCTTGAAGTGTATGCTAGAGATTTAAATAGTACTAATGCCTTTAAAGATCTTCAAAGATTTATGGTTAGTGGCTATAACCCAGAAAGCAATAAAATTTTGCTAGTTAACAATCTTAATGACAATCAGGCGGCAGGTCGTTACAGGTCAGGGACAGAATCTGATATTACTAACTATGATTTTGCTAGAATAAGACTGTCTAGATACGACGTAAATGGAACTGTAGTACATAACAAGAGAGCGACCAGCAGCTACCGTAGCATTACAGTTACGGGAGAGTTTACGCCATTTAAACAACAGCGACTAGAATATGATGGATCAGTCCCCCCCCTCAACTACAATATTGATTATTCAGGATGGTCATTAAGAGTTGGTATCCATGATTTTCCAATAATAGTTCTTGTCGCAGATAGGAGGACCAAGAGTAATATTTTTCGGATTGCTACCACCAGTCTTTCTCTCGCAATAAATGCGGGTGATACTTTTACATTAATACCGCCCGTAACATACACTTGGCCTACCCTTTAATATGCCAGTAACTGACAAACAAAGATTTTTTCATAATGCCGCGAAAGAAGGTGAACGCTTGGATCAGCAAGCAAGAGAAAGAAATGCACACGATCGACAACGAAGACGACAAGAGGATCGAGATTTCGATAACTCCATAGGTGAAATTGAGGACAGGTACAAAGAAGCTATAAATAACGCAACTGACACGAGAGATAAACGTGACTTAAGAAAAGAGCGAGATCAAGTAATTAGAGACGCGAACGAGAGAAGGGAAAAACAGGATAATCCAACAAACAGAAATACAACTACCGACGATGACTCTACAGACACTACTGGCAGTTATCCAGAGAATGGAGCTGATGGATCACCGGGCGGTGGCGAAGAGTCTGGAACTTTTACCTTAGACATAGTCAAAAGCGACAACACGGCTGGAACAGCAACCTTTAGTGGAAGCGGAGTAAACTAATATGCCCAATGCCATCCTAAGAGCAGGTCCATTCGCAAGTTCATCCGACTCATTTTTAAACGAGCAAGACCCACTTATTGTTGGTAGCTTTGCTAATGTCAGTGTTTATCCAGTTAATTGTGCTAATACAACTTCTTCATCAGCTTGGCCTTGGAGGTATAACGACGTTCTTAGTAAAACTTTAACTACACATACTGGGTGTGAATCTACTCCAGGTGGAGATTCACCTACTGAAAGTTCGGCAACCTCTAATTCTGGATCAGTAAAAACCGCCACTGGTAATTTTTCTGCAAGCAATTCGGCAAGTTCTAATCGAGGGACTACAATAGTAACAGGGTTAAGCTTTGCTTATCAAGCAACGCAAAGTTTTCAAATTAAAATAACTTACAATGGTTTAGCTTCAGCTAGTGCTGGTCAGGTAATTGACACATCTAGCAATATACAATTTCTTGACAACACGACTGGAGAGAACTTTAACGGTTTTCCTAGTTTAAGTGGCTCGTTAACTAAGACGCTGCCCGCATCTGTTGTTCCTGCTTATTATTCTGTTACATTAGAAGTGAGTATTGTCATTGAGTTCCCTGACGATATTTGCATACCAAACACTGGAAGTGCCAATGCCTCTGCGACTTTAGGTCTTGAATTTTTATAACAACTAACCCCTTACCCCCTATGGTATAATAGGACTAACCCCTTCATTTAAAACATTAAAACATTAAAACATTAAAACATTATGGCACTTAGAGTTGGACAATCAGCAGAAGCAGATCGCTACAGACCTGGAGGAAGAAATTATCGTGGTCCCGTCTTTGGACAACAACAGCAATCTTCGCCGCTTGAACTAAAATATTCTATTCCAACGGGTGGATTCATGGGGCAAAACCAAATAGGGGGACAGTCTAGAATTAATGTATATAGAAGACCTGAACCCGAACTTACCCCTGAGGAGCTTGAGGAACAACAGTTTAAAGAAAGAGCAGAGCGATACCAGCGAGATGCGGCTGAATTTCAATTAGCTCAAAGAGAAGCTGAGTTAGAGCAATCAAGGCGTGATCGACAAATTCAAGAAAACAGAGATCGTAATGCTGCTCGCCAAATTGCAAATAGAACTTATATGCTTGATGGAAGACCAGTTAGTGCTGAAGAAATGAAAGCTGCCTCTGGCAGATATTTGCCAAATTATACAACTCTACCAGAGGTAACTCCCGAACAACAAAGGGCAAATTCTTTACAGCAATCTTTAAGTCAATTTGTACAAAACCCAATGCAATTTTTATTGGGAGGCGGTCAAAATGTAGGAGAATTGTTTAATTATATAAGTCGAGCAAATCAACTGTACGGTCTTACTGGGCAAGAAGGTAGTTTTATGGACTCTCTTTTTGGTCAATCTAGGTCAATACCAGTTAGCAGCCAGGGCAATAGAGTTGGCTCTTCAATGAATCAGGCAACTGTGCCCAACAAGAATACTTTCTCAGCTCGATAACTACTAATTTATTATGGCTATTAACTACAATCCATTTTCACAATTCAACGTCGAGCCTTCGTCGTTTAGTTTACCCGCAGGTATGACTATGAACCAAGCGGCTACTACGAACGCCATGATGCAACCAGTTTCTCTGCTAGGTCAGCAGAGCTTTGGTGCGCCTCAGCAAGCCTTTCAGTTTGAAGAAGAAGAAGAAGATTTGTTTGAAAGAAATTTATTATCTGGATTAGCTAGCGTCGGTGCTGCGTTAAATAAACCAAGACAAACACCTGGTGGATTGTTTGGATTAGGATCAGTAAATATTGGATCACCTGTTCCTATGAATTTTGGAACACCAGATTTTAGCAACTTAGATTTAAGTGGAGTTGATTTTGAACCATTAGTTGAATCATCGTTTCAATCTCCAGATAATTTTGGAGTAGATACTAGATTTTCTGGCGGTGTTGGTTCTACGTTGGGTAATTTATTTTTTGATAAAGTTGTGCCTGGTACTATTAATCTTGGCAGAGATGCAGTAAACTTCTTTACTGGTGAAGACATTTTTTCTAACTCACTGAAGGGGGCAGGCGAAGTCAATGACCTTTCTCAGTTTTTAAAAAGCCCAGAAGTTTCTGATTCAATGAAAGCAGAATCTCTTTCTAGATTAAACGAAGAGGCTCAGTCTGGTTCTCCTCAAGCTAACTTTTTAAATGCAAGAGCACAGGGCGTTTTAACGCCAGAGCAAATTAATGAGGCTAATGCTTTTGCTGCAAGCATGGGAACTACGTTTGATCCAAACCTTGGTTACAGCAGAACTCCGTTTTTAGAATCACAGGAATTTGAAACACCTACAATAAATTCTATACTTAATCTTCCCGCAGGCGTAGGAGACTTTGGTATGAAAACAGACGCACAAGGTCGTATGATCTCGCAAGGAGATGACAGATCTGCGTTTAATCAAGCTTCGTTAGATAGACTAGCTAGACTAGAGCAGCGTGATGTTCGCCCTGGTGAAACCCTACAAGAACGTGACACACGGATAGCTGACTCTCGCACCGAGGGAACAGACAGAGGCGGTGAAATGTCCTTTGAAGAAGCTCGTAAGTTTGTTCCAAAAGGGGCAAGAGAAAAAACAAAAGATTATAACGCACGAGTTAAGGCATTCCAAGCTCAACAAAACAGTGCTATAAGTCAACTCAAGGAACAATACGAAGAGTATAGAGTTGAAGGTCAGGTTCTTAACAACAAAAGAATACAAGCCTACACAGCCCAGTATCAACAGACTGAACCTGAGAAATTCAGGGAAGTAGTTAAGGTTGCTCAAGAAATGTTAAACACCAAAGTTGACGGCAAGCCTATTTTAGAGGACGAGGCTCAGGCAGCTATGTATATTATTCAACAAATGGGAGGAAAGGTTTCTGAGATATTTGACCCAGTCGTAGGGTTTATGAGAGGCGATGATGATGGTGGCAAGAGCAACACCAGTGGGGCTACATCAATAATGATGCACCCAGACGGAGTTCAACGAAGAAATGTTCCCGTTGAACAAGTCGAGGAAGCAAAAGCTGCTGGATATACGTTAATATAATGGCAAGAGAAATACCTGAATTTGGAACTCCTGTTGGGGAATTTTTAGAATTTGGAACTCCCGTTAAAGAATCTACTCAATTTCAAAGTGATTTTTCTAATGTTCCTGAATTTGGAACTCCGCTTGATACACAATGCCCTACTGGATATACCCTAAATAATGATACGGGATTATGTGAACTAACAGACCCTAGTGCTGGAGACATTGTAAAGGGTGTAGGCGTAGAGGTAGGAGCTGGAATTGGTGGCTCTGTTCTTGGTGGCATTCTTGGTGGCGCATTAGGCTCTGCGTTCTTTGGTATAGGAGCAGTTCCGGGAGCCGCCATAGGAGCTTCTCTTGGTGGAGCAACAGCTTCATTCTTTGGTAGCCTACTTGCACAAGACATCGAGGGGCAGGAAGATAAGTCTATGGGTCGTGCTATAGCAGCAGCAGCCATTGGTGCTATCCCTGGGGGCGTAGGCAAGGGCATAAGGGGAGGCATGACTCTGGGTAAGGTGGCAGGTAGAGAAGCCGCTAAAGGGGCTGCATTTGGCGTTACAGACGCTACAGCAAGGGCTGTTATAGATGAAGGCCGTCTGCCCACAGCAGAGGAGCTAGCTCAGTTTGGTGGAGCAGGTGCGCTGTTTGGTGGTGCTCTTGGTGGTGTGACTACTAAGATTGGACAGAAGTTTGCGGGTAAGACACCACAACAGATAGATGATGCTATTGCTAGAGAAGAGATTACGTTTAAGGATTTATCTTTTTTTCCAGATCAAGTGCAAGCTAAAGGACCCGCCGCGACACCTAAGGTCGATCCAACAAAACCTATAATAAAATTCAAGAAAGATGGAGTTCCTTACAAGATAGAAGGGACATATATTCGTTTTGGGAGACTACCTCCAAGTGCTTCTGAAATCGGAAATACGGGCAAGCAGGAAATAGGACATTCAGTTTACTCAGCATACTTCGACCCTAAAACTAAGAAATATATAATTCTAGATAATCCATACGAGAGGGGCATTGCAACTCAGGATGCTTTAATTGCTTCAAATAAAAAAGTCTATGAAGTAAGTGGAAAGAGAATAGGAAAAGGGAGCGACGGAGAGCCTCTTCTAGATGTAGCAACATCTAAACAAGTTAAGGAAATTAATCGTTCAGACGTTGTCCTCAGGGATGAACCCTTTCAAGATATTAATTTACAAACTCTAGATAAAGAAGCTGGTTTCAATATGGATGACGCTGTAATGAATTTCCCTGAAGGATTTAAACTAGCCGATTATACCTACAAGAAAAATGATGATGGTAGTTTTGATATATTTAAAGATGGTAAGATTGTAGATGATGAGTTACGGCTATTGGGGCGTTCAAAGATTTCAAATGAGTCAGAAGCCAAAAAGTTAATAGAGCATAATATTGACGAAGACCTTATTGATTTTAATATAGCACAACCCACCGTTGATCCTGCCCTTAAGGGAATAGTAGAAAAAACTATGCTTCGCAGCATACAAGAAACTAAGGATGGAGCAAGGAGCAGGGCAGCAGCACAAGCTCTAACACAGCCCCAGGCAAACCTTGGAACTATGGGCAAGATACTAGCCTCGGTAGCACCCTCTAAGTTCGTAGGAACAAAGGCTCAACAAGCAACCATTGATTTCTCTAGAATCATTAAGACAGCGGAAGAGATTTCTGGTAGGATTGGAGCCAAGACTGCAAGAGCAATAAAGAAAGATCCGTCACTAGAAGCACCTATCAATAAGTTCTTAGATACTGGTGAGATGTCGGACGATGTAGCTAAGGTTCTTAAGGCTGATCTAACAAAGTATGATGAGGCTCGACAAGCTTTGCAGAAGGAAGCCATACAGCTAATTGATGACGGAGCATACAAGTCCTTAGATGACGAGGCCAGAGAGAAGCTAAGGCAAACCATTAACGACTCAATGAACTCAAGCCAGCGTTATGCTAGGAGAGAGTACGAGGCTTTCTTAAACCCCAAATACAAAGCCGATCCAAAACAAAAACAGCAGGCTCGAAACGAATTAATAGCTTCTTTTGTAGCAAAGGGAGACGATAATAAAACTGCTTTTGCTAAGGCAGAAGAGCATCTTGACTACCTCGAAAAGAATTTTGCGTCTACTAAAAAAGAAAATCCAACAGCGTTGTTTGGGGGCGGAGTCGATTCTGTATTTAAGAAAAGAGGAGAGCCTGGTGAAGCAGAAAAGATTTGGCTAGGAGAAATCAAAGACCCCGTAGAGCGCATGAGGGGAACACTAACTGGCGTTGCTAAGTCAGTAGCAAGAGAAAGAACTAATGTCATCCTAGGCAAAGAACTAGTTGATGCTGGCATAGCTTCTACCACCAAGGCAGATAATGAAATGGTTGAGCTTGTGCTGCGGGGAACAGGCAAGGAAGGTTCTGGATTATTTGCATATCCACAGGTTCAAACAGCACTCAATGAACTGTATGTTGGCAATGGCTCTGAGAAGATGGACAACATATTCCTCAATGGTCTACAGGATTTATACAGGGCAGGTGTTGGTTTGTCCAAGGGGGTAAAGGTCTTATTAAATACTGTATCCTATCCTGTTAACGCATATGGTAGTGCTACTAACCTCTTGGGCATGGGAATTAATCCTTTTAATAAGGCAGGACGTGGCTTTCGCTTGGCACTAGCTGACGTTCCCCTGATATCTCGCGCTTTAGAGGGTCTAGAAAATACTCCGAAGGCTCGCAAGGCGTTTCTAGACGAAATAGAAGATATGGATAAGTATGGCATTAAAAATGCCAACATCCTAGAATCAGACATTCGATCAACCCTGGACTCAGGGCCATTCTCCAAGTTTTTACAAAAAGGACTAGACCCATTTGGTAAAGCATATCAAACAACTGATACGGTAGGCAGGTATGTGGGTTGGAAAGCCAACCAGAACACCGTGCGTAAGATGTTCCCCAATGCCAGCGACGAGGTGGTCAAGAAGCAGGCTGCTATGATGATCAACGACACTTATCAGAATTACGATAAGTTGAGCAATGTAGTTCGCACCCTTTCTCGTTGGGGTGTCATGCCACAGTTTGCATCGTTCACGGCTGAGTTTGCTCGGAATCAATACAACCAAGGCAAAATGATTGCTCGTATGATAGCAGGAAACTTTGGTGAAGAGTTTGGGGAACTAGGAGCAGCTAACGTAACTCGCATGAGAGTTGAAGGAAGCAAGAGACTTGCTTTTTTACTTGGTGTTTACGGAGCTACCTATGCTGGAATAGAGGGAGTAAAGGCTGCCTCTGGAGTAGACAAGAAAAAAGAAGAGGCACTTCGTGACGTTGTATACGCACCTTGGGATAAGAATAGAAACCAATTAGTTAAACTAGATAAGGGAGGGCGCACAGGTTGGGTAGCCAACCCCAGTTATGTAGTGCCGCACGCTCTTGGTTTGTCTGCCCTACAGGCTGGTTTGAGCGGGGACAGCGAGCAGTCAGTCATTGGACTAATGGCAGAAGAGTTTATAGGAGAAGGTTCCTTCGTCTTTCAATCAGCGTATCAAGCATTGGCTAACCGAGACGAGCGAGGTGAACTAATATCTAAGGAAGTAGACAAGTTAGATCAAGCCAGAGAGCGTTTGGGATTCTTCCTGACGGAATCATTTAGACCTGGGTTCAGCAGGGAGCTAAAGAAGCTAGAGAAGGCTCGTCTTGGTAAGGGTGACCTCACACTCAAAGAGGTTGGGGCAAGACAGTTGGGAGCACGTATCAACCCGTTTGACGTGGGTGAGGCTGCAATGTTTACAATTAGAAACACCAACACTTTATCCAATGAGGCCAAGTCAGACTACAATCAGTTATTAAAATTTGGAGAGCCATCAGAGGCACAGTTAAACCAAGCTTACGAAAAAGCTAACAAGATTTATTCAGACGCTTTTGCCGCTTTGTCCAAGAACAACGAGAGTTTGATTACTCTAGGCTACGACGAGAACGAGCGCATAGAGATATTCAAGAACGCAAAGGTTTCGTCTAGGAGAGTGTTAGAAATATTAGACAACTCTCCATCAGACTTACCAAGGGCATTAAAGAAATCTACATCTGACATATACAACGAAATGGGTGATACCATGCAGCAGAAGCGTAGCAACATAAAGAAGGAAATTCGGAAGGACCCAATCGTGGGAAAGAGGCTAATGAATATGTGGATACGCGAGCAGAAGAATGCAAGCAAGGGGTTGAACCAGAAGGATACTTTGATCCGGAACATGGATACAGATGAGAAGGTAGACTATCTATCTAAGAACCCAGGCATGATCAACGACTTTAGGCGCAAGGGTCTTCTATCTGACTCCGTGCTTCAAGCACTAAGAATTAGGGGAGTCCTGTAGGGGACAATAAAAAAGCCCCCCAGTTACCTGGAGGACCTTAGTTTGTTAGCGTCGTGGTTTGGAAGGGCTGGCTAACGGCAACCCCTTATAATAGGTTGAATACGACCTTATCCGGAGCACTCACGACTTACTCTTTTGCAGCTGAGACACTAACAAAGTTATTCTCGCTCCTCTGCGTTAGACAGGAGGCGATGCTGGAGCATATTAACTTTATTCTTCAAGTTATCTATGTCCTTGTTTAAAGTTTCATTCTGTTTGGTCAGAGCTTCACACGATCTAGTCATGGCCTCTAGCCCTTTAGATAGAATGTCTTCTGAGTTAATCTTGTAAACGGATTGGGTATTGGTTGTCTGCATTTATGTTATGTTGTGTGAAATTAGTTTCCATTGGTCAGCGTCTCTCTCTAGCCACTCAAACAGATATACAATGTCCTCGCTGTCTAGTGGTTCGTCAGACTCAAGGTAGTATATACCTTTTATGTCTGGGCTTCTGCCTCCGGGCTTGTCGGCTTCAAACTCTACAGTGACATCAGTTGTGTCACCATAGATGTTGTCCATTTGTATTTTATGTTCGTAGATCATAGTTAGATAAACATTGGTTCAAAGAAAGCAAGCTTAGGAGAGTAGACAACACCGCAACCCAGCACTGGTCGAGCAGCGTATATACGTCCGTAGTTCATGGCAGGGTGACTATGGTCTACCCCACAGCCTACATTCATACCAAAGACAACACCGTCCTGGTTGGCGTGGTAGTTGATACCAGCCTGTGCGTGGAGGTGACCCATGACCAGAGACTTGAACTGAGCCTGAGCGTTCTTCAGGGCTGACATCTGTCCTCCCTTTTCTTTGTCTCCGTGTCTGTATATAACATTGTCAATCACTAGATCAGTAAACCTAGGATGTATTTCCCATCCGTCAAGTCCCCATAATGTTTTGAAGTTAAGTATTACTTCTGGTGGTAGTCCAACACTATGAGCCTTACGCTCTGGTAGAGCGGAGTGATTACCGATAAGGTAGTCTACCTCAGGGAACGCCTTGTGTAGTGCTCTGACCTGCTTAGAAGCCGCTACAAACTCGTCTGCTGCGCTAGGCATGGATGGGTCTTTCTCGTGGAAGCTGATAGCATTCCAGTCTACCAGGTCACCGATGTGAACAACACGTGTGCACTTGTGCTTGTGGAAGATAGAGATTAGGAAGTCAATGTAGCCGTGGTGCATGGCCGGGCAGTGAGTATCAGCTATGACAAGGACACGCTCGTTACCCTTGGCGGCAGGGACAGTAGCTTTGTATCGCCTAATCTTAGAACGCACAGCTTCTGCGGTTGTATCATAGTCTTCAGCGATTTGATGGTAACTAAGACCTTCTAAGTAGAGGTCGTAGGCTTGCTTCTGAGTTAGGTGTTCTTGTGTCATATTTATGATAGTTAGTAGGATGGGTTAACTAAATCTGCCTATGTTGTTTTGGAAGACGAACTTGCCATACTGATCTCGCTCACCTTCACGTTGCTTTGCTATGTTGTATTTGATGCAAATGTGTGTGCCGTGGACGGGGTCATTGTGGACTGTAGCTTCCTTTGTGTCTGAACCATTGGGCCATAGCAAGAGAATAATGTCTGCGTCGTTCTCGATGTCCCCGGAATCCTTCAAGTCGTATAGAGTAATACCTGTCTCACGCTTGGCTCCCTCTCTGTTCACCTGCGCCAAGAGAATGACTGGTAGGTTCAGCTCCATAGCCATGAGCTTGATCTGGTGGCTAACCTCTGCGATACCGTCGTGCTTCTTGAGCTTGGTGTTCCAAGGGACTAGCTGTAGGTAGTCTATGACTATCCATTCGATGTTATGTTTACGCTTATACATACGAGCACGTGAACGCAGTTCGTCTATGTTTCTAACGTAGTGCTCTGTAAAGATGGGGGCGTTCTCTACTCTCTCAGTAGCATCCCACACTCTCCTTTGTTTCTCTGGGGATAGCACACCCTCTTGGAACTGGTTGAGGTTCACAGCAGAGCAGGTCTGTATCATGCGCTTTGCTAGGCTCTTAGCCTGCATCTCAAAGGAGAAGTATAGACCAGGCTTGTTGTGGGTCACGCCATTCTGCAAGGCTACGTTCAAGGCTATGCAGGTCTTACCGCAGGAGGTAGGAGCCGCAACAACCATTACCTCCCCGTTGGCTATGCCACCAGCACTGAGCTTATCGTCTAGTTGTTTGATCCTAGTTGGTAGGGCGAAGGTGCTGTAGGTTCCCTCTGCCATCTTCTTGAAGTCTTCACGTAGGGACTCAGCCGCTGATCTAATTGAGGGGTCATCAGCGGAGCCGTTGTCTAGTGTAGCAGTAACGGATCTCTCGATGTCGGCAATGATAACGTCCGGGTCTTGGTTCTCTGTGGCTGCTTCAATCGCGATGCGTGATGTACGAATAATCTGACGCAACTTAGACTTCTCTTTTACAATCTTGGCATGGCTTACTATTTGAGTAGAGCTACTAGCCTGGCTCTGTAGGTGCATTATGGTGCTCAGTCCACCTGCTTCCCTGTCTGTCCCCTCACGCTTTAACAACTCATCAAGTTCAAGCTCAGAGAACTCTTCACCAGAAGAGCACAGCTTGGCTATGCCCTTGAAAATTATCTTGTTGGCGTTGCTGTAGAAATCGTCTGCGTTGACGATGGTGCTGATGCTGTCGTAGGCAACATTGTCCAACAGGCAACAGGCCAGCAAAGCCTCTTCTGCTTCTAAGTTGTGAGGTTGTTCCATTACTCTTTAATTAGTCCAGAAAGGATGCCGCGTCCAACGGTTTGTTTAGCTTCAGAATAAAACTTGGCTATCGCTATGTGCTGATCCTGGGTATACTTGTCGTGGATCTCTTCAAGGATGTTTTCAGCACTCTGTAGGATAGCTTCTATCTCTTCTTCTTTTCCAACTATATCATTCATTGGCTCCAGTGCTTTGACTATCTGGTCCAAGAAGCGTTTGCGGGGACTCATGATGATGCGGAAGTGGTCTATGTAGTCTAGTTCTTTCATGGCTATGATTTAGTTAGTTCAAGTAGTTGGTTAGATTTATCAATCATTGCGGAAGCACGTTCGTTCATGTCTTGCACCCAACCTGGTTTATGTGAGATTGGCCTGTCATCAACGCAGTTGCCAAACATTTGAGAGTCCCGGAGAACCATTAGTCCTGTTATGGCGTGAGCTATGTGATGCTCCCCAGAGTCTGGGTCTAAGTCTTCGCCCTCATACCAAGCGGTCATGTGCCGCCATACAGCATTGTAGTAAACTGATGCCCTAACGCCAGCGTAACGCCAGTTGTAAGCACCATACTTCAAGTCTCCGTGTAATTTAACCAAGCCACATTCCATTAGAACTGGTGCTGGTAGACCAGACATTGGAGCCTTGCGCATACCAATCATGTCTTTGGGGTTTGTTTCTTTAATCATAATGTAAGAAAGCCCCACCCCCGAAGGGGAAGGGCTATCAGGTATGCCTAGAAGGGGTCGGCGACAACGGCTGGCTCTGAGTAAACTACTTCTGGCTCACTCTCTTCCTCTTCCTTGTCCTCTGTGGGCTTCTCTACCTTGAGGTAGGAGGACAAGTATTCTTGTAGTGTGCCATCCATCTTGTCTGCCTGGAGTGCAGCTTCATTGGACAGTGTGTTAGATACAATGTTGAAGACTGGCTTGTTGAAGGTTACAGCACCCTTGCGGTCTTCGACTGCATCGGTAACTGCTACTACAATGTCTCCTTCTAATTTGTTGGAGCCACCTGCCTTGTCCTCAAAGTCAATCCATGCGGTAAGAGCACAGCCCTTGAGCTGAAAGTTAACAAGCTCGTAACCCTCGCCAACCTTGGCCATAGCGTAGACAGACTTGGTGAACTTAACACCATGCACAGTCTTTACCTCAGACCAGATGCCGGAAGCAACGATGCCATCCTTGTTGCGGAGAGTAAGTTTGTCTCCTACGGTATACACTTCGTTAGCCCAGATTGCGCTGTTCTTCCTATCGTCCCATCCCTTGGCGGTAATGAGTTGATCGAGGATAATGAAACCTGTGTCCTGTGGTAGTGTTTTAGACTCTTGGGCTTCCTTATCGTAAAACTCCCATGCGGAAGCTTGTGTGTTCCATTGAAGGAACTTGGTGGCAGGGTTTGATGACCCCGTTGATCTTGGTTTTGTTCTTGACATAATGTTATTGGTTAATGATGGGTTGATGTTGAAGGATTGTGAATAAGTAATCAAGCTTTTTCTTTGTTTTTCTTTCGCTCTGCATTCTCTGCCTTGGTCTTAACAGCGTGGCACTCCACACAGATAGCCTGGAAGCCATCTATCTCACAGAACAGTCTGGCTATGAGCGCGTCCCAGTTGTCAAAGCCGGTGACCGGGACGATGGGGTCAATGTGATCTGCTCTCATGTCTTTGGCTGGGAATAGTTCCCCGCAATCAGAGCACTTGTGCAGCTTACACTTGCGCCCTGTTGCGGGGTTTACACCATCACGAACAAAGGCAGAGCGGATAGCTTCATACTTAACAGGCCATTGAGCACGACGTAGTGCTGACATAATAAAGCTCCTGTAACGAGCCTTAGTCCATTGACCTGAGTTGTATGGCTTCTCTACTTTCAATTAAGACTAGGGTCAAAGGGTTCGGGTTCTAGCTGACGGATGAAGCATGGGGTTCCTTCTCCCATCCAAGCTCCCTGTTGGTTGTATTCAAAATACTCTACAGCCTCTTCGTAATCCATGTCCTGGCTCATCAACTTATTCAGAACCTTGTCTCTGTCGTAGCAGATGATAGGCGGCTGACCAATTCGTTCTACGACCCCGGCGATGCAATCGTCGAAGCCATCCATGATTAGTGCTTCCCCCAGGTCTTCCATGCTACCCTTGCTCCTCCATGTCCATGACGTAGCCAAGGGCTTCTCTTACAGTTTCAAATCCTTCTGCAACTCCTGTAAGTTGCTGACCATTAGGAGCATATATGGCAACGCATCTGTGCTCGTTCTTCGTGACCTCTCCCTTAGCTGCAAAGAAGCAGTAGGTATAGCCTTGGTTATCTATTAAATCTAAGAGATCGCTGTCGCAACGCGGAGTCCTTTGTTGCAATGCTCTGGTGATATCAGCCACTCTAACATAGGGATGTGGGCTGCCAACTTCTCCATACTGCAAACGCTGTAGTGATACATCGTCTACGTCTAGGGCAAAGACCTCCGTGTAGGGGTCGATCTGTTCGGTGCTTACTTTTATTTCATTCATTTTTATACTTGGTTTATGGTTTAAACTTCAACTCCACGCATTTGCATGATAGAGATGAGAGCCTTTTTTCTATTTATTCTTTTCTTTGCGTTCTCTTTCTTAAAAAAATCATTCATACGGGCAACATCTGGATCAACTGGTTCATTGAACAGTTCCTTGACCTTAACGCGTTCATCAAACGTCATATCCTTAAACTTCCTGTTGCGTAAAGCTTTGAGTTTTTCCGTGGCAGCTTTTTGTTTTTCTGATCTCATCTTTATACCCTTATGCTTAGGTTGGCAAGGGCATCTTTGGTTCCCTCGATAAGTTCTTTGGCTGGTATCGCATTGACGGCCTCCAGTCTGTCCTTGAGATCATTCTTCTCCTGGGTCAGGTCCTTGCGTTGCTCCGTCATTCTTTCGATGCGGTAGGAAAGAGCGCGTGACTCTTGGCGTATCATATCTATGCGCGTTTGTATGCGCTCGATGTTGTCTTGTTTTATATCCATTTTATTCTAGGGTTGGTATTGTTTTTACTATGTCTGTAATGAGATCGTTTTCTAGGAGTGCTTCCGGCAATGGTTTCCTCCATATGGTCACAGTATTTAGGCAAGCATAATACTGGTCAAGAGAAAAACCTTCCTTCTCGTAAATATTTTTAGCCTGGTCTGGAACACTCAACTCAGGGTCTCCATACTTCTTAATAAGTTTCTCTGCTTTCACCTTGCCGATACCCTTCATGCCCTCGATGCAATCAGTGCTATCACCCATGAGTAGCTGCACTAGCCAGTTGTGGTCCGCTTCCTCTTGGCTTACATAGGTTGGCCAGTCATCCTTGTCCCAGTTATAGTTCCACCCGGGCACAGACAACATATCTTTATCTATGCTACATATAATAGGCTTCTCTATCTTTCCATTGGTAGCAATTATGCCTAGTAAATCATCAGCTTCTAGCTGGTCATGCTGATACCAACGCTCCGCATACATCTCTTTCATAGCCTTGCTCAACGGGTCATACAATGGCGGCTTTGCTCCACGGTTTCCTTTGTAGTTGGGATAGAGTGTCTTACGATAGTTGTCACGACCAGATACTACGAGGTAAAAATCAGATGCCCTGCATCCCATGACACATTGATCAATGGCTTGTCTACACATTGCCTTTAATGTGATTAAACCTGTTCCCTCGGTCTCTGCTTTAGCGGCATGTTTGAATAGTATAATTTCTACATCCAGCAGGGCAGTTTTCTTATCAGTTTTTTTATTCATGTATAATATAGTGGATGAATTAATTATGGGGTCAATGCTTTTTTTAGCCTCGTTCAAATTAGAGTTGCTTCTCGTTAGAC